TGGAGAAATAAAAAGACTGATGGTCTTTCTTCCTCCCAGGTCTTCCAAGTCTGTTATCTGTTCCAAACTGTTTCCAGCATGGTATATTGGTAGAAACCCTGAAGACGAACTGTTAACCATATCTCATAGTGACCAACTGGCCAGTGACTTTGGTAGGTCAGTAAGAGATCTGGTAAACATGGAGGAGTTCCAGAAGATCTTCAGGGGTGTTGCCCTCAGAAGCGATGTCAGGGCTGCTGGCAAGTGGAAGACAAACCAGAATGGAACTTACTATGCTGCTGGTGTTCGGTCACAAATTGCTGGTCGTGGCGCACACGTAGCCATACTGGATGATGCAATGTCTGAAGAGGACGCCATCTCAAGTGCAGGCAGGCGCTTCATAAAGGAGTGGTATCCAGCAGGACTGAGAACACGTATCATGCCTGACGGTGCTATTGTTATAATCAATACCAGATATCACTATGATGATCTGTGTGGATGGCTTCTGAAGCAACAGGAAACAATGTCCGACTATGAAACAATACCCTGGGATGTTGTACGTATACCGGCATGGCTGGATGAAGATGCTTCAGAACTACTGGATATGCCTGTAGGTAGCAGTTATTTTCCTGAGTGGAAACCTGACAGGGTACTGAAGGTAGACGAAAATGAAATAAAGGCATCCAATGGAGCAAGATACTGGAATGCTCTGTACATGCAAGACCCTACTCCTGAAGAGGGTGGCCTCATAAAAAAGAAGTGGATACAGGATTGGGAACAGGAAGAACCTCCAGGTTGTGAATTTATAATACAGACATTTGATACAGCTTTTTCCACATCATCTACTGCCGACTACAGTGTTATACAGACATGGGGTATATTCTACCTCTATAACCAGAATGAAGAAGGTCTGGAAGACTTTGCCCCACATCTGCTTCTTCTGGGAAATATCAAGGGAAGATTTGAATATCCAGAACTGAGGCGTATGGCACAGAAGCTTTACAAGGAACACAAGCCTGATGTATGTATGGTTGAAAAGAAAGCATCTGGACAGTCTCTCATACAGGATATGCGTAGGGCAGGACTTCCGGTCATGGAGTATCTCCCTGATCGTGACAAGGTATCCAGAGTTTACGCAGCTACACCCATCATGGAAGCTGGTAGGCTATGGATACCCAAGGGTAAGAAGTGGGCTGATGATCTCATAGAAGAACTCATAAGGTTTCCAAATGCGGCTCATGATGATCAGGTGGATGCCCTCACAATGGCAGTACACTACATGAAAGATTCCTGGCATCTTACCCATCCAGACGATCCTGAATATGAAGATGAGGAAAGAAAAAAGAGAGCAACATACTGGAGTATATAAGAAAGATTTGGGAAATCAGTAAAAGTATGATATAATAGTAGCACGACTAAAAAGGGGAACATTACTTAATGGCAGTTTTATTTTCACTGGCTGCTCAGAAAGCCATGCAGATGTCTGGGAGGGACCCAGATCCTGTAACAGTAGACGCTGGTCCTTTCAAGGTTAAAATACCTATGGGTGGTGGTGGTCTGTCTTCCGTACAAAAGAATATGAGTATCAATGGGCAACCCCATGAGTTGTCTTATATTACTCCTGGTGAGGGTGATCTTCTTAAAGGATTAGGTGGCAGCGGTAGAATGGTTAATGGTGTTCCTGCTTATGATTTCCCTGACTATCAAGGAGAATTTGATGATTATTCAGATGCTGATCTGTATGGATCTCTTACTGGACTAGGAAAAATAGATCCGCCAAAGGAAGGTGATGATCCTGTAAACTTAGTGAGCAAATTAAATCTTCTTGAAGAAGATGAAGCAGAAAAAGAAAAAGCTAACACAATCCAGCTTCTGATGAAACCCACGAATCCAGAGTTACTGGCCAGACTTATAAACGCTGCTGAAAAATTTGCTAGAGAACATGGTGGCGAAAAGGGAGCCGGTTATCTCGGTGGAGGGGAGACACCGGACCACATTAAAGAATCTGAGAGACAGGCAGATCAAAAAGCAGCCCTCAATATGTTACTATCCACAGAAAGACAGATGAACGAGCAAGCAGCAAAAAAAGCAGCCGAGGGAATAAAAGCTAGTGGACTAACACCCAAAGAGGATGAGAATTGGCTAAAAGAAGGTTTTAGAGGTACACTTACACCTGAACAGAAAAAATACAGAAAATCTGCGGGTTTACTGAATATAATACAGAAGAATATTGACAGGGGAGACCTTTCCAGATCAGGATATGATCCAGACTATGCGGACCGGCTGGAAAAGACAGGACTTAAAACTTGGGGTAAGGGAATGCGTGGATGGGCAGAAACTGATCAGCAAAAGGCGGTTTCCAGAGAAGCATATGATCCGGATCAATATAATTTAATGAATACTGGCTCTGGTAGGGGAGAATTACAAGAAGAATTTGAACACATAGGAAAAGCAAATCCAAACCTTACTGTTTCCGAACTATTTACAAAATTCAATGAGAATCATCCAAGTCTAAAGCGTTATGGTACTGGAACTCTAAGTAAAGGAGATCTTGCTGCTTTTGGTTATTATGCTGACAAACCTGTTGGACCTCAAGTAGATTATATGAACTCTGCAAGGTATAGAGGTGCATTACAAGGACTTGGTATGATTGCAAAAGGATTAGGTGCTGGCCCGATTGCAGTAGGGGCAGATATGTTTAATGAGGGAAAGGGTATAGGGTCACTCCTGGCAGATATTTTTGAAAAAGAATCAGGCTATAAGATACCAGGCCGTGGGCTATATGGACAACTAGTAGGCGAACTGCCTACTAAACAGGAAATGATAGACGAGTCGGGTAGAATGATAGGCGAAGCTATCTTCCCCTGGTATCTGCCAAGAAATTATCAAACATTTAGCAAAGCAACAGGTGGTAAAGTAACTCCTCTTCCACCTATTATAGATCCACCTATACCTATACCTATCCCTCCAGATCCTGAACCAGAACCAGAACCAGAACCAGAAGATACAAGAACACCAATGCAAAAATATTATAATATTGATCCTGAAAAGGATGAATGGTATAAAGATGAAGATCGAAAGGTAATGGAAGAATATTATAAAGATTTTCCTCTTGATACAAATCCTAATTATACTGCAAATCAGTTACGGATTCTGGCTTATTCATATCCAGATTTATTTGGAAATTATGAACCGCCCACTAAACCACCTGTTATAGATCCTGAACCACCTATTATAGATCCTGAACCACCTATAGATCTACCTATCATTTTCGATCCACTATATACGTAGCAGAGGAATAATGTAAATGGCAACTGAACGCAACCCATTTGAAACAATATCTGAAGAAGTAAGTAATGTTGTTCCAATGTCTGATATGGAAGATACTTCCAATGCTACCTTTGAAGTAGATCCTTCCGATGGAGGAATCATAGTAGACTTCTCAGAAGAGAATGTAGAGATGGAAGCTTCGGAAGATATTGCAGAATGGTATGGTGATCTTTCAGAAACCCTGGAAGAGGATGAACTGGTAGACATAGCCAGTGATGTTATAGAAAACTTTGAAGCTGACAAGGATTCCAGAGGAGACTGGGAGTCTATGTTTGAAAGGGGTTTTGATCTTCTTGGTCTTAAACTGGAGCCAGGGTCGGAACCTTTTGATGGTGCCTGTACTGCTGTACATCCCCTTCTAATTGAGTCAGCCGTAAAGTTTCAATCAAAAGCTTCAGGTGAACTTTTCCCTACAAACGGGCCTGTCAAGGCCAGGATATTTGGTTCGTCAACTCCAGAAAAAGAATTACAGGCCAATCGTGTACAGAACTTCATGAACTACCAGCTTACGGAACAGATGCCGGAATACTTCGATGAGTTTGAAAGAATGTTATTCCATCTCCCCCTCATCGGTTCTGCTTTCAAGAAGCTGTATTATGATGCTACGACCAAGAGGCCACACTCAGAGTTTATACCGATTGATCAGTTCTACGTTTCCTACTATGCAACTGATTTGAGTAATGCAGATCGTTATACTCATGTTATTCATAGAAGCCCTGTTGAAATAGCAAGGGATATACGGGCTGGTGTATATCAGGAAGTAGATCTTCCCACACCGTCCTCATCTAATATGACACCCTTCACAGAGAAGATGGATACTATACTGGGACTATCTCCGTCTTCCGACCATGATCCTCAATATATACTTCTTGAACAACACTGTTATTTAAATATTGAGGATGAAGAAGAAGCACTTCCCTATATTGTGACTGTAGAACAACAGTCCAGACAGGTGCTAAGTATCCGTAGAAACTATAAGCAAGATGATGTGAACAAAGAAAAAGTAAGCCATTTCGTGCATTATAGATTTGTTCCTGGCTTTGGTTTTTATGGCCTGGGCCTTATACACTTCCTTGGCAATCTTACAATGAGTGCCACAGCAGCTATGCGTTCCCTCATAGATGCTGGGCAGTTTGCCAATTTACCTGGAGGTTTTAAGGCCAAAGGAGTTAGGATGGTTGGCGACAACGAACCTATTGCTCCTGGCGAGTTCAAGGAGGTTGAAGCAACTGGTGTAGATTTATCAAAGGCTATTGTTCCCCTTCCCTATAAAGA